ATAGTAAACAGTATTGATTTGGCACATATGCCTCGGTTCTCTGTTAAGATTGCTGGAAGCGAAAGCAGCAGCAGACACGGAGCAGTTGGTTTCCCCGCTTCGAATCTTGTTCTTGGTGCCAACGAAATACTGTGCAGACCAAATGGTTCGTCTAGTTTGGTTGGAAGAACTATTGCTCAGATTGCGGCAGAAACAAATGGCATAAGTTATTTCCGCACCATAAGCGATGGAACTACAAATACCGTCATAACTGGTAATGGACCGCACATTCTGGCTCTGGTTCCTGGTCCAAGAATTTCCATAACACCGACATATAATGGCGGAACAGGCACAGCACAGTTCACCATAACAAGTCAAACAGTTCTTTCGAGTGACGCTGCCCCAACTCTTGGTGCTAATCTGAATGTATCTACTTTCAATATCACAAGATCTAATGCAAATGTTCTTGGTTTTGGAGCAACTCTCGGAGATGTAAGATACATCACGGTATCGTCTGGTGCTTCGGCGACTGGTATTCCGTCTTTGTCTGCTACTTCCAGCGAAGCATCTGTGAATGTTGACTTCCAAATCAGTCCACTGAGAGGGGGATCGTTGCTGGTGGGTGGAACTTCACCAACAATAAAATCAGCAGTTGCAAATACAGCATTTACTGTAAACGCAACATCCACATCCACTACAGCAAAACATATAAACCTAGAAAGCGGTGTTGCTGGTGTAGTAACCATCGGTGCTCTGGCAACAAACAAGCACTTGGCTCTTCAAGTAGCAGCAAATACATTTGATGTTAGAATAACTGGTCCAAGTAATACGAATTACTGTGCTTTCAGATTAGATAGTGGTGGTAATACTGGAATAATAACAAACAACACCACGGGAAATCTCATACTAGTGTCTGGTTCTGCAACAACTGGAGTCATTCCTACCGCTGGATCCACAAGTGTTCAGTTCAATTCCGACATACTTTTGAGTGCCAAGTCAATCAAGGCAGTGGATAATAACATCACTGTGGATACTGTCACAAACGACTTCACTGGATCTCTGAAACTGAAGGCAACCAGCAAATCTGGTTTCCACAGAGTGAAGAGTGGTACTATAACAATACCAGTTGGAGGTACTTCTGGTACAATAACAGGAACTGGTGGTATGAGCAGTGGTTACTTAGATGTGATCAATTACAATACCAGTACGGAAAAAGCAGTAAAATATTTTATGTATATACAGAACAGTCTGATCCCTTCTGAGAGTGCTGTTGTCGAATTCAATACAATCATCAATGGTAATAATTTTAGAAGTTTGGAAATAATCAACACTATGGTGCAGTCAGATGGTTCTGAACTATATGTTAATTCGGAAGAGGGCGGTGGAAGTGGTATTGTGTTGATGAATGATGTTGTTGGTATAGACGCAAACGGTGGAATGGCTCTACTTCCATTTACACCAGATTGTCAAGTTGCTTTGCCATCATTGAATGTAAATGAAGTTGGTATAACTTTGAACAAGTGTATGCAGGGAACATACATCATCACCCTATATAAGATGTCGATTGAAGCATAACGACAAAGGAGATATTTGTAATGAAAGTGAGTTTATTTGAAATTTATTCTTCCGTGAGTGTTCTCAACAAGTTGGTAGACCTCGCTCTTCCAGCCAAATCATCATACAAGTTTGTAAAAATTATGAAGAAATTCAACGACGAGTTGAAGATTTTGGAAGATGAGCGTCAAAAACTGATCAACAAGTATGGTCAGGAGAAGGAAGGAATGGTCACCGTTCAGGAACAAAACAAGGAAGCGTTCCTCAAGGAATTTGGTGAGTTGTTGGAAACCCAGATAGATGTGGATTGGGATCCAATCTCCATCGACGCTCTCGGTAGTGTGGAACTTTCCGTAGCGGAGATCACCAAGATCCAGTTCCTTTTTAGGGATTGAAACATACGCTCCTTGAAAGTATAAATAATACAGACAAGGAGTAAAAATGGCACAACCACAGACAAGAGAAGAACTGAAGCAATATGCCCTGAGAAGATTGGGGTATCCAGTAATAGAGATAAATGTAGACGATGCTCAGATCGAGGATCGTATAGATGATGCTCTATTATTCTTTGCGGAATACCATTTCGACGGTGTGGAGAGGTGCTATCTAAGAAAACAAATAACCCAGACCGATATAGACAGAAAATACATCGACCTGACGGAACCAACGCTGGAGGATGCCTCTAAGGGAATAGCGGCCGCTCCAGCGTTGGATCCTCAGGGCAAGCACATCATAAGCGTTGTCCGTTGTTTCCAGTTGTTCGATACGCTGGGTGGAACTGGTATGTTTGACGCTCGCTACCAGATTGCTCTGAACGATCTTTATGGTCTAAGAACAAATACCTATAGCGATTCTTTGATTTCATATAATTTTACCCGTTCACATATGCAGATGTTGCAGGATATGTTGACTCCTGAAAAAGCGGTTACATTCAGCAGAGTGACCAATCGCATATATCTTGATATGGATTGGAGCACACACGCAGTTCTTGGACAGTATCTGGTCTTTGAAGCATATAGAGTTCTGGATCCAGAGACATATGGAGAGATATACAACGACCGTCTGTTGAAGGAATATTGCACATTCAAGATACAGGAACAGTGGGGAATGAACCTCTCCAAGTTCAATCAAGTTTCTCTTCCAGGCGGTGTGACACTGAATGGTGCAGAAATTCTGCAAGTTGCAAGAGAGAAAATAGATAACCTAGAGCAACAAGTTCAGAATAAATACGAACTACCACCTAACTTCTTCGTTGGATAACTATGGCAACAAATCCATACTTCAACAACCACAAATACACACCAACTCAGGATCTTATGGAAGATCTTATGATCGAATCCATAAAGAGCAAGGGTATTGATGTATATTACATTCCCAGAAGATTCACAAGCAAACTGGATCAGATATTTGGTGAAGATATTATGTCTCACTTCGATGTGTCTTTTCCAATAGAAATGTATCTGGAGACATTCAACGGATTCGAAGGAGAAAGAGAAATAGTATCCAAGTTTGGAATTGAAGTGAGAGATAATATGTCTCTAGTGGTTGCAAAGAAAAGATTCGAGCAGGAAGCGGGTAAGGTTCCATCTTTGGCAGATAGACCAATAGAATTGGAAGCACCTATGATGGGCGACCTCATATACTTCCCACTCTCCAAGGGACTTTTTGAAGTGAAGTATGTCGATAATAAGCAAGTGTTCTTCCAAGGTGGAAAACTCTACACATATCGACTTGATTGCGAACTCTTCAAGTATTCATATGAAGACATCGACACTGGTGTTTCCGATATTGATGCAATCGAAGAGAATATCGTCGGACAGATCGACGAAGATGGAGACGGTATACCAGACGCAATTCAGGATACCAAGACAAGAAACGACAACATGACCATACAGCAACAAGGTGGAGATCTTCTTGATTTTACGGAAGTTGATCCATTCTCGGAAGGTAATTACTGATGTTCACTGATTTTTACCACGGCATCATAAAGAAAACAGTAGTTGGATTTGGAACTCTGTTTAACAATATTCACATCAATAGGGATGATGGTGCTGGAAGAACACAAAGAATAAAGATTCCTCTTGCATATGCGGTGAAGGAAAAGTTCATCAATCGTCTTTCCACGAGTTTGGCAAACCTAAGCAACCAGGCAGTTCAGATGACTCTTCCAAGAATGTCTTTTGCCATAACGGGAATGACTTATGATGCCGAGAGAAAGAAGAACAGCATACACAGAAGATATGCGGAAACTATACAGACTGATGGTGATGTTGAGTTTACTTATCACCACTCTACAGTTCCGTATAATATAGATTTTACTTTATCCTGTTATGTCAGAAATATGGACGATGGTTTGCAGATAGTAGAGCAGATTTTGCCATATTTCACGCCAGAGTTCACCATAACCATAAAGCCTGGTGTTCTTGGAGACGATGCAGAGAAACTGGACATACCAGTGGTTCTAACTCAAGTCACTACGGAAGAAGCAGTCGAAGGACCTCTGGTCGACGAAACCACAAGATTCATAGTTTGGGATATGGTGTTTACCGCAAAGGTAAATCTATATGGGCCGGTCAAGACACACGAAGTCATCAAGAGTATGAACATAGGGATCTTCGACTACAACAACGATCAAGTATAAGGAAAAATAATGGCAGAAACATCAAACAAAATAGTGTCTATGGCGTTCTATCCTGTTGTGTATGAAACAAATACCAATAATGATTATGTTCTAGATACAAATGGTGACAAGGTGGTTGCAAAGGATCAGAACAGCGTCCAATCAACCGATACATATTCCTTCGTCACCGTAAAGGAATTGCTGAATCACGGTAAATCCACATTTATAGGATTGCGACTGAACTGAGGTTATATTATGAGTCAATTCGAAAGCAATATGGAAGAAATCTTCAACATAGAGAAGAAGGAATCTCCCATAGTTCCAAGCACAATAGGAGATATCGTGTCTCCAAAAGAAGTCGTCGTCAATAAGGAAGATCCAGACAAGGATTATACCACCGTGAGGGAAAACCTCAAGGAGATAGTGAGACGAGGACAGGAAGCAATAGATGGTATAATGGTCGTTGCTGCTGAGACACAATCACCAAGAGCATATGAAGTCGTTGCAACCCTCATCAAGAGTGTATCCGATGCTAACAAGGATCTTCTTGGACTTCACAAGCAAATGAAGGAACTGAAGAAGATAGAGGTGCAGGGGGACACCAGCATCACGAACAATTCCATATTTGTCGGAAGCACTTCGGATCTACAGAAGATGCTGAAGGGAAGAATAAAGGAACTAGACGAAACGAAGTTTGCAGATGAGCAATAATAGTTACTTAGGAAATGAGAACCTAAAGGCTGCTGGTGTAAAGGTCAACTGGACACCTGAGCAACTGGACGAATACATCAAGTGTTCGCAGGATCCTGTCTATTTCATAAGAAACTACATCAAGATCATCAATCTCGACAAGGGTTTGGTTGATTTTAATATGTATCCGTTCCAAGAGGAAATGGTAAAGAAGATACACAACAACCGCTTCACAATAGCAAAACTTCCTCGTCAGTCTGGCAAATCAACCACAGTTATTTCTTATATTCTTCATTACATTCTGTTCAATCCAGAAGTGAATGTGGCAATATTGGCACACAAGCAAGAGATCGCTCGTGAACTTCTGGGTAAATTAAAAGTGGCATATGAATATCTGCCAAAGTGGTTGCAGCAGGGTGTAGTGGAATGGAACAAAGGTTCTATCGTTCTGGAGAACAAATCCAAGGTCAAGGCGTCCGCCACATCGTCTAGTGCGATTCGTGGTGGTTCTTTCAATATGATCTTTCTGGATGAGTTTGCGTATGTCCCTCCCAACATCGCGGATGACTTCTATGCGTCTGCATATCCAACCATATCATCGGGAACCGATACCAAGGTTCTGATCTTCTCCACCCCAAACGGGTTGAATATGTATTACAAGATCTGGACGGATGCAGAGGAGAAGAGAAACTCCTTCGTTCCGATCTCTGTCCACTGGTCAGATCTCCCAGGTCGAGATGAAAAGTGGAAAAAGCAACAGATCTCCAATACCTCAGAAGAGCAGTTCCGTGTTGAGTATGAGTGCGATTTCATCGGTTCCACCAACACCCTTATTGCTGCTACAAAACTCAAGAGCATGGCATATAAGACACCTCTATCCAAGAATGATCAGGGATTGTGTATCTACGAATATCCCATTAAGGATCACATCTATGTGATGACGGTGGATACTTCCAGAGGAGTCGGATTTGACTATCATGCCTTTGTGGTGGTGGACATAACAACCATTCCATACAAGGTTGTGGCGGTGTTTAAGAATAATGAAATGTCACCTATGATCTATCCTAATGCAATCTACCCCATAGCGCAGAAATACAACGATGCGTATATTCTGGTGGAGATAAACGATATTGGCGGACAGGTTGCGGATATTTTATATAACGAACTGGAATACGAAAATATGCTTATGTCCAGTTTCAGAGGCAGAAAAGGACAGACTCTGGATGGTGGATTTGGCGCATCTCAAACTCAACTGGGTGTGCGAACCACAAAACCATTAAAAAGAATTGGCTGCTCACTTCTGAAAAGTATGATAGAAGATGACAAAATGTTAATATGCGATCTAAATATAATACAGGAACTGGTGACATTTGTTGCCAAATCCGCTTCATATGAAGCGGATACTGGACACAACGACGATTTGGTTATGTGTATGGTGCTGTTCTGTTGGTTGACCACACAGGGTTATTTCAAGGATTTAACCAATATGGACATCCGTAAGACGCTATTTGAAGCAAAACTCAAAGAACTGGAAGATGAAATAGTTCCTTTTGGATTTATTGATAATGGTTTGGAGAACAACGAAGAGATAGACCATAATGGCACAGTTTGGTATGGAAACTAGATCCTCTGTGTAAAAACACAAAAATATACATAAAACTAGTAATCCAACTCATAGTGATTAAAGTAAAGTATCAAAGGAGAACAAACAATGGCATTTCAAATTAGTCCAGGCGTTTCAGTAACAGAAAAAGATCTGACTCTAATCGTGCCAGCAGTCGCAACAACCCCTGC